GTGCGGTATAATCACAAAGGAATGATTCCATTGTTTTGTCACTTCTAATTACAAAGGGATTAGTGAGTTTACAATCAGGTTCCCCAACATCGGCACCAACCTCTACAATCTCACTGATTAAAATTGTATTGTTAGTTAGTGCTAGAATCTTTACCAGTCTCTCCATTAGTTTTCTCCAAATACATTTCTCTCACATCATCAATTGGTTCAACCATAGTTACAACCCAGTCAGCAGTAACACCCATTTCTTCATCCTTGGAAATGAGAATCCAAGGAGAAAGAGTTACTTCAACAGAGTCAGGATTTACCTCATCATCTTCGGTGAGAACGATAGGGCGATTGAGACGAACCTTATGTGGTTTGATAAAGTAATATCCACAAACTTTATCATCAATAAGAAGTTCTTTTGCGTCGGTAATTACTTGCTCACCAGATTTTAGTAGTGCTAGTTTGATTGCCATTTAGTAGTTTATTCCTCCATTCATTATAGCAAGAAAAAAAGGAGGAGTCAACCTGGATTTTGCCAGGTGCTCCTCGCGCCGACGATATTCAATTCTATTTAGAGATAGTCCTTACGCTTGTGATGCTCTGGGACAATTCTACCCAAAGTAACTGTCAAAAGCCCATCCTCAAAATCAACTGATCGAACTTCCGTATCGTCAGAGAGTGTCCATGCTCGTGTAAATGACCGTTGAGCCAGACCCTTGTGGAGATAATTGGTTTCCGTTTCCTTATCTTCTTTTTGACCTTCAATAAAAAGTTTACCATCTTGCGTGTAGACATAAACCTCCTTTTTCTTAAATCCAGCAAGTGCTAGTTCTAATTTAGATTCCACGTTATTTACCTGAACTAGATTATAAGGAGGGTAATTTGATGTAGTTTCGTGAAGATGAAACAGACGATCAAAATATTCGTCCATGTTAATACTATTGCGAGTAATCTTTTCCATCAGGGCAGGAAGATCCGCAGCAGTATACCTTGTGAGGTTCGTCATTATTGTAGCTCCTTTTTAAGCGAGGTTTGAATGTGTGGACCCTTACGGCATCCACTACTAATTATACAAGAAAGCATAAAAAAGGGGATGTGGAATCCCCTACTCTTTTATTCGGTTATCATATTAACTATCAAGAGCTTTATGATGTTCAGCTGCAGTCAAAGAAATCATTGTCGAAACCAAGTTTGGATTTTTGAGGGCATAACCTTCTCCAAGTCTTGAATCAATACTTTTTACTGCATGGTAAAGATATTGATCTGTTACCCATTCAGCATAATCTAAATCTGTTTCAGGAGTTGCCATGTGTATATGTGTATAAACAACTTTGTCATTATAGACAGAAAAAAGGGAGATGTCAACTCCTATCCCACTTTATCATTCGGCATCCTCTACCTTTTTCTTTTTAGATCCAATATTATATTTGGTCTCTAAAATCCAATCTCCCTTGTCCTTATAGGCAAGAACTTTGATTTGATTCAAGGGAGCGATATCTTGAATCTTGGCAACATCAACGATTATAATCAGACCCCAATCAGCAAGAAGTTGAGCGATACGATTTCGACGCTGAACATCATTCACGGTCAGGTTAGCGTGTTTGCCATCCAAAGCAAACAGTTCCTTAAAGTGAACGAGATAATATCTACCTTGCTTGTGAAGAATATGACAAGACTGATAGATTTTCTTTTCCTTTCGTGATGCGACTCCAATACGAGTCAAAGTTTCACGCACTTTCAAAAAGTCATCAGGTTCATTAAGAACCACTTCCACCATTTGATCGGGCGTCCACTTCACTTCAGGTTCTTGAACGACACTCATTTTTTTCCTCCAGTTTCAAATTTCGATTTAATAAAAGTAAGTTGTTCTTCTGTAAGAATCCTCAAAGCTTGTTTTGCCTTCTCATTACTATAACCATAGTAACGCTTAACATAATCAAGATCTTTGATTGTATCTTTGCGGAGCCAGGGAGAAAATCTCTTCTTTTTCCTCAGACTATTTAGCATAAAGTCATATTGTAGTTTCTTGGCGAGGAAATGATACTGGTTCATTTCATTCGCAAATAGTACTGAATCTAAATGCCCAGAGAAACAACGATTTACAATGTAGGGAGGATATTCCTTCTCAAGTGAAGGGTCTTCGTCAATCAAATGGTTCTTAGTTTGATTGATCGAATTTAACCAGTCCTTCAATTCCATAATTAAAAAGTAGTAGTTCTTTTCTAGATTTTTGCTCTCGCATATATTCACCAACTGAACGCATCGTATAAGTCAAATCAAACTCGGCAGCGTTCCAGTTCTTAAAGCGGTCTTTTACAAGTTGGTCAGAATTATAACTAATCAGTTGGTGCATAGGATAACGAAAATCACAATCAGCAGCAAACTTATCGTGATCAAATCCTTTGTGCATTGATCCCTTACGCCCATAGAGATTATCCTTAATATCATAAGGAGGATCAAGATACACAAAAGCACTAGTCTCTCCATCCAACAAATAGTCGTAGGAATAGTTAGTTATACGCCATTTTTCAATCAGTTTAGAATACGCAGGCAACTTTTCAATCCCCCGCATAGAGAAGTTGGAGACACTTGCCTGTTGTGAAAATGATGAACTTTCTGTGAGACCACTGAAAGAGCACTTATTAATAACATAGAAAGCCACAGCACGATCAATGCTTGGCACATCTTGGTCATTGACTTTCTCCTTGGAGGAAAGGAACAATTCTTTCGCCAACTCGGGAGTATTATTTGCCGTCTTTAAATCTGCCAACTTATCTTTCATATCAACCCCAAACATCTGCAGTTGCTGCCAGAAGTTTACAAGGGGTTCGTATAAATCATTCACCCAAATATCTAGGTTGGGATATTTCTTGGTGATATAAATCGCAACACTTCCTCCTCCAAGAAAGGGTTCACGGAACTCATTATAGTTGCGAAGGTCTGGGAAGTAAGGTCCCATCTTCTCACAAGCACGGGACTTACCGCCCGGATATCTTAAACAAGTTTTAAGACTCTTTTGACTGGTCATAATCTTTTGGGTGATACTTCAAATATTCAAAGAAGGTAAGTTTCATTTCCTTCTGGGTCATACCACAATGTTTTGCGGCAGCAGGTAGAGTCATTTTAGCACGAAACAATGCTTCGTTTGCTTCCCTTACATTCTGGGGAGTAGTCTTTACAGGTTCTTCTTTAAGAGATTTAAAGTCGATTTGTAGTAGTCCCATTACTCAAACTCCCGTGTCTTATTGACTCTTTGTGTTGGTGGAGTATAAGGTGGAATAACCTCACAAGTCACAAGAATTTGAGTTCCTTTGGTTGCTTCTGCCATTTCACGGTATCCAGTGCCGACATAAATCTGTCCACCGACTACGGCAACTGCCATAGCACCCCAGAAAATATAATACCACTTGGACTTTACTTGATGATTTTTCATAATCAAACAATCAATTTTTTACTTGGAGATTTAATTACTGAGAACATATCATTGTAATTATCTACAATTTGTTCTTGTGCTTCAGCAATATAAACGATATATTTTTTGGTAATTTTTAGTTCCTCATTTTTTCCTTTAAGAAGGGGAGACCAAGGAGCAAATCCCATCTGGCCATTGCCAGCAGGAACAGCAACAATCGGGTTGGCGATAACAATAGCGTCTTCACCCACATCAGTTAGATCATCAATAAGGTCGGCAATAACATCTTCACCAGACCACATACGAATTAGTTTTACATTCATTTGAATTCACACTCCACCATAATTTCAGTTAGTGCTGCTAGGAGGTTAATTTCTTGGTCAGCCACGAACGCACATTGGTATTGATACTTAGCAATAACAAGAACGGCAGCAGGGATAGTTGCGGGAGAAAGGCAACTATAACAGGAGTCATAAATCCTGCGAAGTAAACTAGAAGCATCGTTGTCCAGGTTGGAGACCACCCACTTGCGGACTTCGGTGAAATTCTTTTCCTTGAGATGTTTAATGAGGTCATTTACAGAGATGTCAGAGAAAGAAGCAAGAATGCCAGAGTCGATTTCTCCCCCCACAGAGTACCTTTGGCATTCGTTGAGGACTCGTCGCCAGTCGGGGAAGTGTTTATTGATAAGCTCCGCAAGTACTCTTTGATCGAATCGGACGCCTTCCGCATCCAGGATGTCTTGTAAACGCTTGAAGAAGGATCCTGCCAGTGCGGTTTTTTCTTTCCCTTTGATTGAGAAGTCAACGACGGCACATCTGCTATGAAGGGGCTCGATGATCTTGTTCTTGTAGTTACAGGTAAAGATGAAACGGCAATTACCAGCAAATTCCTCAATAAACGCCCGTAGAAGGAGTTGTACATCGTTCCCTGTGTTATCTGCTTCGTCAATGATGACGACTTTGTGTTTAGCATCTGACGAAAGTGAGACGGTCGAAGCGAAGTTTTTCGCATTGTTTCGGACAGTATCGAGGAATCTACCTTCGTCGGATCCATTGATGACATAAACATCTACTCCCAGTTCGTTACAAAGTGCTTTAGCAACAGTAGTCTTGCCAATACCAGGAGGACCAGCAAGAAGCATATTAGGAATTTCGCCCTTATTTAGAAACTCCCTAAACATAGTCTTGGTAGACTCTGGGAGAATACAATCTTCAATCGTTTTGGGTCGATACTTTTCAACCCAAATAAAATCACTATTCATAATTAAGTCCAATCAGGTTTTTTCAAATAAGAACTTGGGACAATTTCCCACCATTCTTTCCCATCAAAAATATACACTTTATGTGTATATCTGTCAAGAAAAAAGGTGCCTTTCTCGTATTTCATACCCATTCTGGTTTACGCTCTGGCATACGCAGATAGTTATCAGCAACCCAAGGTTTGGATGCGATATACATTTTGTAAGCAGTGAATGTATCAATGCTGTCGTCATATTTCCATTCTTCGGGCATGGCACGAGCGAATGGAGTTACTTCTGTAATCTTTCCCCTTGGAAACAAATAGAAGGCATCTACAAGTGTCTTGTAGCAGGAGTGGATTTTATTATACCTCAAAGTGTATTCATCACACAAGTTAAGTCCATGCTTAATCAACCAATAGGCATTGTGGATACTATCCATTGCCCATTTGGTACAGGGATGATTACGAAACGCACCCTTTTCAGTTCTGTAGGGAGTGTTGTCAGTCTTAAGCAAAGGACCATACCCGTGACCCCATTTTTCAGATGCCACAATGGAAAGCATTTGGCAGCATTCCAAAGGCATCTTAACTACATGTTTATCAGGGAGACAAATGGCACTCTCTGCGGGCCAAGGAGAAGTTACGAAGATGTTCATCCAAAAGTAGAATCAGGTTCCAGGG